AAACTATTTTTTGTAATATATTTACAGATTGTTGTTAATGATTTTTTTAATTGTTCTGATTTGAAATCAATATATTCATCCAAAAATAATGTGATTTCCAAATTCATAAAACTCCTCTTCCCTTCCTGAATTCCTGAGGTTCTAAGATCCAAATCGACGATTGTTCTTCCGTTGAATATATTCAGATCTATTGAATCCAATAATTTGTGTTTAATGTCCCTTCTTAATGTATTGACCACCGATGACCACGATTCAAGATCCGTTATTGGCTCCACCCACGCCTGAATGACCAAATAAATTGATTTCATAGATTTAAAATCTACCGTTCCATAATTTATTTTGAAATCTTTAAATCCATTAATCTTAATTGATTTTCCCTTCTTCATAAAATTCCTTCATATGTAAAAACGTTTATTTTTCGAAAAACATAATAAAAATAAGGGTTATTGTCAAAATTTCGTAAATTCGTTTGTATTTATCGTTACAAATACAACTTATGATAATAGTAGAGGTAAATAAAAAAAATATAGAGGCCGCTCTGAAAACTTATAAATATAAAGTTTATAAGACCCAAGTTCACAAAAAACTGTGGGAAAATAAAGAATATATTAAAGATTCAGTGAAAAACAGAGAAAAGATGAATAAGGCCATCTATGTAAACGACAAGTTTAAGAAAGATTAAACTATCTCGTTCAAGAATTTCCTGAGTTCAAACAATGAACGGTGGGATTTATCATAGGACCCCAACTTTGATTTCAACTGATCCAATTTATCTTCTTCTATAGTATTTTTCTCAAATACAGAAACAATTTCAGATTTAGTTTCCTCAATTAAGTTTGTCAAATCACCTTCAGTTAATTCCTTCATTTCTTTGAGTAATGAAAGTTCTTCCTCTGAAAGACTTTCTAAGATTGGTTTGATTTTGGAATTTGCAATATCCACTTGCATAGATAAAGGAAGATAAATGGTTTCGTTTACCTCATCTTTTTTTTGAAGATTTTCCAACAAAGAAAGTTTTGTCTGAACCTTTTTTTCTATGTTTGTTGAAAAGATCAAATTATCAATAGATTCGTAGTTATTGAATCCCTCAGACAAATACTTTTGAATATCTTTTCTTTTATATAATTCTTTTAATCTATCAATAGATTCATTAAGGAACATTTCACTGAATTCCTTGTCATATCCTTTTTTGAATGACAATTCATAATAGATATTTGTCGCCTCTTTCAAGTTCTTATTTTTTAAGACGTGATTCTTAAATTTGGTAAATGAACTTTTGAAGGTTCCTTTTTTATAACCTTCCACCAATTCATTTTCGAGTTGGGTGATATAACTTCCTAATGTTTTCATACTAAATAAATATTATGATTTTAGTAACTCGTTCAATTTTTGATCAATCTCCTCTAAAGATTTTTTAGCTTTGTTAATGTTTAGTTCAACAACACCGTTTAACATACTATCTTCAAGGATTAAATTCTCATCTCTTTCCTTGGATTCGGGAGTTACTTCTGCGGTGGGAGTTTCTGTTTCAGCACCACCTGTTTCAGCACCACCTGTTTCAGATGCGGGTTCGGGTGTTGTGGTTCCGCCACCTAAATCACCAAAACCACTTAAATCAGGACTTGTTGTTTCTCCACCACCGGGTGTTGTTGCCTCACCAGCACCCGCTTCACCTTCCTCCTTTGGTTTTCCATTACCGTATAACTTGTCAATATTGTCAAATATACCTGTTTTAGTAATTACATTCGGAGTTTCCTCAAGTTCCTTAGCTACAGCTTTTTCAATTCTTTGTTGTTGAATATCCAACTTAATTTCTTCATCACTGAATCCAAGAATGTGTTTCTTAGCCCAAGAAGCAGATACCGCTTGAATACCATTTCCAGGATCAGTAACCGCGTCTCTGTAAAGTGCAATTTTAGATTGAAGTTGTTCAATCTTCAACATATCCTGTTGTGTTGATGGGTTTGTTAGACCCAAAGTGAAGTTATTAAGTTCGTCCTCAAATCCCAAGATATATAGATGAATAATCGCGATTTTATTCAATTCTTGAATCATCGCTTGTTGAATTCTATTAATGGTTCTTGAGAATCTAATATCCAAAAGAGAAAGATTCTTACCATCACCAACCACTTCTTCAAAACCAAGGAATGCTTTTGGTATTCTCAAAGCAGTTAACAATTTCTTTTGAATATATTCAATATCCGCAATTTCACTCAGATTTTGAGCACCCGGTAAAGTATCAATTGGATTTGGTGCGTTTGGATCACGAACAGGAATAAAATAATCTTGGTCTACAGCCATCTGATTATATCTCATATCAACATTACCATTCTTGGGATCCACAATTTGGTCTCTCTTGAATTTGTTGGCAACTCTCTGTACATACGCTTCCACATCTTTGTCATCCATATTTCCAACAAAAACTTTAAAAACCCTTCTTTCAGGTGCTCTTGATGTTCTATAGATCAACATCGCATCTTCAGACAAAAGAAGTTGTTTCCAAACCCTTCTTGCTTTTTCTAACATAGAAGTTCCATAAGGTAATTTTGAGTCGTCACCCAAAAGTCTAAAGTGAGCAACCTCCCACGTATTGAATTCTATATTTTTATTTTTCCATGTGAAAGTCAAGTGAGTGTTTTCAACACCGGTATTCATTGCAACGGTATTAACAACCATACCCCTCTCAAATCTTTCGATTTCAATATTTGGTAGTTGTTGTGCTCCGACAACACCTTGTTCAGGATCAATCTTTAAGTAGAGAAAATTATCACCATACTTACAAGTGTTTCTTGTCCACATAGGTAAGTTGGTGTTGATGTCCAACTTGTTATTGAACAAGTCGGCCAAAATACTTTTGATTCTATTAGATTCTGAATATATTTGAAGAATAAATCCATTTTCGTTCGGAGTGGTTGATTCCTCGGCATAAATGTCCAACGCTGCGGATATTTCGGGTGTAAACTCCATAGATTCATAGTCATAATATGAAGCCAACCTTGTTGGTTCATAATATACGGCTTGTGTGTAAAGATTGTTTTCAACCTTTGACCATTGGTTTGCCAAATACAAACTCTGTTGAGCTTGAAGTTTTTCCTTCTCGTATTCCCCTTTGGATTTGGTTCTTAAAATTTCTTTTTTATCAAACCTATATTGAGGAACTTGTTGATCCAATGTGGAATCTGGTCCAAAGACCCTTGAAAGTCGTTGCCAAATTGTATATTGTTGATTAGTTTGTGCCATAGTAATTAAAATAGTAGTTTTTTCAATAAATACAATATTATTATCTTCTCATTCCTCCGAAAAGCCATAAATAATTCTCCACGTCTTTCTGATTATAACTTCGACTCGAATTGTTATTTGTTTGACCATAATACGATGGAACACTTGGATTCATAAAGTCAGTTTTATATTTCACACTTTCATTGACCGTCCAAGAATCAATCATTGCTTTTGCTTGTTCGGTAACCTTTGTGAGTTTGGAAAAACTACTTTCACCAACATATAAAGCCATAGCAACAGACATAATCAAGTCGTCATGTTGTCCTTTGATATGGTCGGGTCTTCCGTTTATGTAAACAAACGTCAGTAATTCATTATATAATCTTGATGATCTTATCTTAAACCCGTGTCTAATATATTCTTCAAAAGTTGCAATAATCTGAACCCTTTTGTTGTTAAAATTAATTCCCGGTATTTTCTCTTGTGCTTTTGGATCATATTTCCATATATCAGTTGATACTTGACCATCAATATAAAGGTTTTTATACCCCAACTCTTGCATCTTCCTTGCAGTTGATACACCCATACCACCCGTAATGTCAATAACCACAAATGCGTTGTATCTTTGTGCCCATTTTAAGGCAATTTCAGCGGCAATATCAGGTGGAACTTTGTCCAAAAATTCAACAACCTGTTCTCTTGTATCAAAATCAACTATATTAAAGGTTGTAAAGTCCTCTGAATCACCTCTTGACACATCCACACCCATAATATATTTGTGATCCAATATTGGATCCTCCCAAACCCATAACGCCCCTCCCATCATCTTGTCTTTGGGTTCTTTAATATCATTTTTCTTGATTTTTTCCATAGTTCCAGAGTCAATGACATTGTCACCCGAACCAAGAAAGTTACACTCCAATTCTTGAGACACCTTTCTTCTATCGTATTTCAACTTCTTAACCATAGTTTCAAACCAAGAAGAACAAGGTTTATAACCTTCATTGATTTTTTGAATAACAAATTCAAGATCCAAATCCCAACCCGCACCATCCAACCTAATTACGTGTTCCTCTTCAGAATATTCTTCTTTATTTAACAAATAATGAACTATATCTTTGGTTTTTACTAAATAAAGGTCTTTGGTATATCTTGGATCTCTATACCAATACATTTCAGATATTTTGAAATCATTCATACCCCGTAAAGCTTGATCGTAAATTGAATAATAAATTTGATCAAATCCGTTGGGGGTTGAAATAACTATAACTTTACCACCCGTTGAGAGTGAGGCCATACAAGCCGCCCAGAAATCATCATCAGCTTCAATATATGCCGCCTCGTCGAATACAAGAATAGTTGGGGTATAACCTCTCAATGCGTCTTTTGATGTTGCAACCGCTTTTACTTCACAACCATTTGTCAATCTGAAGTGACGTTGGGAGTTTTTTTCCGATGAAAAACTAACGCCAAACCAATCGGGCCATTGCTCTTGGAACGATCTGATCTTATCTGCCATACCGACGGCAGTATCAAGTTTGTTTGCGATGATCAATATCTTTTCAGGTTTTCCCTTCGGAGCCGTGATCAACTTTTTGGAAATCCAAGCTGCGGTGACAGTGGAAACTCCCGCCTGTCTATATTTTAATGCAATATTTTCCTCAAATTTTTCGAAATCCTCAATCAATTTCACTTGGTCAGGAAACAACTTCAGGGGTACGAACCCCTGAACTGTTTGATCATAAGTTTTCAAATATGTTTTTAAGGCATATTCAGGACTTTTGACACATTTGGCATATTCTAATAATACCTGTTCTCTTGTTAAACCCATCCATTAATTTAAACTTATTCCGAGATTAGAGAGGAAATTATCCAAGTCTTCATCATCATCTTCTGAACCCATAGCATCTTCATATTCTTGATCTTTAAGTTCCTGAATTATCTCTTTTACCATTTTGTCTACAATTTGCTTACCTTTTGGTGTTTCTGCGAGAATTTCTTTCATAGTCTTGAAAAACTCGTCAGTACTCAGAGAGGCAATTCTCGATTTGAGATAGAACTGAATGATTTTCTTGTCTTCGTCAAATAGTTCATCAGGATATGCATTTACCAATTTTTCATAAATGATCGGTCCGACTCTCATATCCCAAATTTCATCTGGTAAAGTGTCTGCAACCCCCATAACCATTTCTGCCGATCTTGGATCGTCAGGTAAACCCTGAGTCATAACCAAATCGTTCACACCTTTAAGTAATTCATGAATTAAAAGTGGAAACCATGTGGCCTGTGCTTTTACGGTTGGAGGATCTGTAGTTTCGTCAACTTCCTCTTTACCCATCATTCCTTCACCACTACCTGCCATATTCAACATTTGTTGGTTAGGCATAATCCAATATAGATAGTCAGCATATGACATTATAACACCATATAATCTTACCAAATCAGGATTCAATCTATCTAATTCTGGAACTACAAGTTGATACATGTAGTGACCTTTTTTTGCACCACCCTGAATCAACGCATTTAAAATTCTTCTTTTTGCGGTTTCCGCGTTAAAATTCTCCATAGAATTCATAAATGACATAAAGTCATCTTGAAAATCTTCTTCTTCGTCCTCTTCACCTCCGAATTGTTTTTCAATTTCATCCTCATCGTACTCTTCTGGTTTAGAACTCATACCTTGTTTTGAAATTTCACCGGGACTAACTAAGTCCGCTTCAAAATTTACTTGATCTGTAATACCGGTCTCCTTCTTTACTAAATCAATTGCTAAATTTTCCAAATATTCTTTGTGACTAGATTGAATCTGTAGAATTCTATTCGATGCACCCATAACCAAAGTCTGTAACTGCATCATACCATTCATTCCCGATAAATTTCTTACACCTGTAAGACGTTTCAAGTTTTCGATAACATCCTTAAATCTTTTACTCGCAATAATTTGTTCGAAAGAATCAGGTATTCCATCGTTATTTTTATCGGGAAGTGCGGGATTTTTACTATAAGGTGTTTCCCCCCTGTTAAAAAGATCTTCCAAAGAAGGATCCATTCTTTCAGGACCATCATATCTTATCGGAGCCTCTAATAAAGCCTTTCTTACTGTATTTTTTAAATCCTGTCTCATTATTTCTCCGCCTTTGGTTTTGGTTTATGCTTTGGTTGAAATGGAGTTTTTCTTTCAGGTTTGGATGGTGCGACATCTGGTTTAACAGGCGCCGGTTTTGTAAATGGTTCAGATTCAAAAATTTCTGAATAACTCATCCAATCAGGTAATTCTTTTCCTGCCTTTGGTTTTGGTTTGTGTTTTGGTTGGAAAGGTGTTTTTCTTTCAGGTCTCGACGGAACAACACCAGGTTCCTTTACAGGTGCGGGTTTTGTTAAAGGTGCTTCATTAACTAATTTAACTAAGTCACCTTTGGTAATACTCGCAGGAATATGTTTTTTAACAATTTTCATTACACTTTCCTCCAAAGATTTGAGATTATCTTCTTTCACTTTTTCGGGTAGTTTTTTGAAGTTAGTGTGTTGAGCAAATTCGTCAGCCATATTACACCATTTATTTCTTTCTTTTTTACTTAATGATTCATCGTTACATTTGGCAAAAAAGTATTTTTGTTGTGATTTGCTTTGAAATTTTTCTTCAATTTCACCCTTTTCACCATTTGATTTTTTTGATTTAATGATGTCTAACATAAGATCAATTTCTTCATCAGATAACTCATTCATCATTGATCTATTATTGTCCGAATCATCATCCATACCATCAGGTGCCATGTCGTCAGCATCATGTGGTCCTTGTTGACCTGTATAATCTTGTCTTGTGAGAGCAGTCAAATCATCCTGATTTTCTTTCATTTCACCCTCACCCGAAACAACAGTCAAAGATCCATCTTGACCTGGAACAACTTCACCATTATTCACAGCCAATCCTGTTCCTTTATTTTTCATAGCTTCAACTTCCCCTTTTGTATAAGTTGTTTTTTTCACAACAGAAGTTTGAGCTTCATTCAATATTTTTTTTGCCAAAATATTTCTTTGGTTTTCACTTAAAGAACGAATTGTTTTGATTGAAAAACCTTCATCAAGTAAGACTTTGATATTTTTTTTGTTCATGGTGTTTGTAATATTTTTTCCTCTGAAAGAACTATATCTCTTTCGTAAAATTTATCCTTTATTATAGAAATATCATCTCCAAATCTAAAGACCAATCTTTGGTTTCCTTCATATCCCGAATCTTCAGATTCCCAAGCCAAAGAAATGACACCATCAACGGCATCGTACATATTGAAGTAATCAGAATTACGAACAAGTTCCAACTTGATGTCGGAACTGCTCAGTTTTAAAACACAATGAATGAACTCCAATAGGGGAGGAAATGGTCTCCCTGAGGCGGGACTTACATCCCAATCTTCACCGTAGACCTCTTCGTTTTTTGAGAAAATAAATTCGTATGTGTTATTTCCTTTATAGTCAGGTCCAAGTTCATTCACATAAACGAGTTTCATTCCAAAAATCCTTTTTGATTAATTTTGAATTCTTCACCATTAATCTTGACAACGATATTTTTCTTGTTTGTTCTTCCGATTAACTCAACCTCTTTGAATTCCTTGATGATTTTTTTGGAAGCAACTTCTTGTTCATATGTTGTAGCCATTTTGTTGACTGACTCAATCATAAGTTGTTTCTTTTTCTCGTTTTTGATTTTGGTTTCCTGAATAACGGATTCACTCAAATATTTGTTGATAGTTTTTTCGACCTTCGATTCTGCAAATATTGAATCCATAATCTTATCTAAGTCACTTTTTGGTTTCTCCATCATATAATCACCGCCCTCACCTAGCTCCTCTGTTTTTTCAGGAGATTCTGGTGTTTCTTCAGTACCCATT